ATAAACGGCTGTCCTGTCTGAGGATTAATCAAAGGACGTGTTTTGTTCCAATCAATCTCCGGCAAACCCGTCATTGGATTGATAACAGGTATCTGAATCGGCTCCTTGCGGGTAACTTGCTTTTCCTCGTACCGCCAGCCAACACCCATAATACCTGCCGGAAACACCAGCACGCTCGTCACGAAATCATAGAACACGGCTGTGAAGTTGTTCAGGTCAAGCTGATAGTCAACAAGCCGTGACGCAATTTCTGCCCTGCGCTCCAAATCCGCTATATCTTCTGGATTCATGCTTGGGCTTACCCGTGGAATGAAGTCAACATAAGGGCGCTGTGCCACAAAAGACTTGACAAACCTAGCCCTAAGCGCATCGATTTCCTCGTATGTCCGTGGGATGTGCAGATTGCTGCGGCCTGGTGTCTTTTTATCAACGTAACCGACATACAGCTTGTACCACTCGATAGCACGCTCGTCGTACTGCTTGCGCCAGTTTTCGGCATATTTGAATCGTGCCATCAGTTCGCTTGTAAGCTCATCCTGGTCCGGAGGGGCTTCTTCGATCATCAGATCCGGCATAAGCTCGTCGGATTCCGTATTATTCAATTGCTGTAACAATTGCACAAGTTCTTCAACCATTTGCGGAACCGCCTCCTGCGCACAAAAATAACCCCTTCATGTTGGGATTTAAGCCTTCACTTCCTCTTTTTCTTTGCCTTCTCAGGCAGCTTTCTGCCTTTCGATTTCTCGTTCCACTCATCGACATCAACGCCTTGCCGTTTCAGCTTTTTGCGGTTAGCAAGGCACGGTTCTAACCCCCAATCAGCTAACTGCCGAATACCAAATCTCCCTTAGCCCACGCTCCTTGTCCCACACAAAGGACTGCGAAACAGCAATAGCACCTACAAAGCCTGATTCAAAGTGCCATGCGTCTGTTCCAACAACGCTGGACAGATTCCTAACCTTGATTCCATGTTCTTCCTTTACCTGTTCTGAGTGCATGTGTCCCAAATGCCATTCACGATAAAGCGTCCTTCCCCATGCTTCCGGCACTTCCACCTGCATATTGCCGAAGATCCGCTTCTTTTCTTTGTCGCCGTGGGTGAAACCTATTAGGCATTTGCCAAATTCAATGTATTTACGGCTCTTTGGACTTGCGTCAACGGTCACATTCTCGTCATTCCTGAACCACGAATACAGCGTGTCAATTAAATAGAACGAAGTAGCAAAGTCGTGATTCCCTGGGATGTGGAACACAGTTATAGGTGCTATCTGCGACAATAGTTCAATCGCCTCAATCAGCATCCGCTTCCCTGTGACATACATCTTAGCCCAGCGGCTGTCATAGTCTTGCCGTGTACCCCTTGTGGTTTCACCCTTTACCGTGTCGTAGTTTAGGAAATCGTTGCCGATAGGAAAGATAACCTTCTCAAACTCATACTTCTTAGACCGTTCAAGAACATCGTTGATAACAGACAAAAACCGCTTATAGGCAATCTTTGAATCGTAATCCTCACCAGTTTCAGGTGCCCATGCCAGCTTTGCCACATGGAGATCCACTATCGGCACTTCCAGCATCAAACCTGATTTAACAGGCGGCCTATACGGAACGTGTGGCCTTTCAAACTGTGATTCGTATTCAGTTACCAGCCTGTGGATCTTATCAATCCAATAGTCTTTAGTCCGATATTTGTTGACCTCGTTTTTAAGCGCCTGGATTTCTTTCTGCTGGAGCTTTAGAAAATATTGCTGCTTTCTCCGCTCCAAGGTTTCTTCAACCAGGCTGTCTATGTCGTTATCGAGCAAATCCTCGTCAATGTACGGTACGTCGTCTTTAGTGATGCCAAAAGCCGTCTTTATTAGGTTGAAATCAGGGCGGGGTATGTTCAACTCCCTGCAAACAGCATTGATAGTTAGCTTTTGTTCGCAATAAAGTTGTTTCAGCTTGCGAAGTTTTTCTTTGGTTATGGTGATTGTCCGTTGCTCGGATATAATCTCGTAACTTTCGCCGCGATCAGCTACCCTTGGCTTGCGTTCCTCTTTGCCTTCCAGCTTTTTCTTTGCCTGATAAAAGCGGTTTTTAACGGTTTGACGAGCTTTACCTAGCATTTCGCCGATCTCACGATAGCTGTACCCCTGCGCTTTAAGTTCCTTCGCTCTTTCAAACCAGTCCATTGAATCCCACCTTTTTGTTCGTAAAACGAACAAACCCCATCAGTATCCTGTGATGGAGCTTACACTTGGTTGAATCAGTTGCTCTCTCCTTTCCATTCGGCGGCGAACCTCCTGCCTGCTTATCGGCCTGGACATCGGGCACGTCTTGTGCACCTGCAATGCGATCCCAGCAGCCATCACCGTGTCATCGTGACAGCCGTGTTCAGCCTCTGGCTTGCCCTTCTTGTTGCGGACAAACGATAGACATTCGCCAATCAACCTGCCGGAATTGATCTTGATGCTCCTTTCCCTGATCGCCTTCGCCAGATCGTCCAGCATCAGTGGTCTTGTGACGCTTGTGGTTTTCCAGCCGATCCTCTTGGTCTGTTCTTCATGACGCTTGTCAAAATCAGTCTGTCTTTGATACAGCCTGTTATACTTCAATCTGACAGCAGACTTGATTGTTGTCAGACCATGATTATTAGCCTCAATGCCGAGCCACGCTCTGTTGTAGAACACAGCCAGCTTGACAAGTTCCTCACCGAACAGGTCTGGATCAATGTGCCCGTGCCACTCTGCAACTTGCTCGCCAGTATCCCTGTCAATCACTTCGGCTGCAGAGTAGTCACCATCTTTCAACCCTTCCGCAACGTCAGCACCTATTGCATAACAGCCCTTCTTTTCATCGGGAGCTTTCCAAAACTCCACATAGCCGTTTCTGTCAAGCACAAATTTCACCGAAGTCTTGGCTTTGTTAGCCCACTCAAGATTACCTCTGACACCAGGGCGCACAGTCTTGGACACATCAATCAGAACGTCACGGTTGAAGAATGGTCTGCCGGACACCAGAAACGCCTCGGCATCATTGGCAGGATACTCTTGACGGAAATATTCCACATCTCCGTTACACTTGTTCTCTATCGTCCACCTACGCCAGTTAAGCTGTTCAAGAGTAAGGTTGTACTCCTTCTGCAGCAACTTTTCTTCATTGTCCATCGTGGCAATAAACGCCTGTTTCTGTTCCTCTGATTCAAATGGCTTTGTGTATTCTGGTGATTCAAACCATGCTATGAACACCGGAACCCACTCGTTTTTGCCTGCCTTTGCCGCCTGCCACATATTATAAAAATAACCGCCCACACCATTGGCGGTTGATTCTATCACGGCAAATGTTCCGGGTGTGTCTGCCAGAGCTTGCATCAACCCACCCATCGTTTCTTCAGGATTCGGCCAGAACGCAACCTCTGAACAGTGCAGGTATCTCAATGTTTGAGAACGCCCTGCCGCTTTCGATCCGGCAGTCTGAATTCTAAGCTGCGATCTGTTGTCCTTAAACGACAGCTCATATCTGTTTGAGTGCTTCTTGTCAGGCTTGATTGCGATTGCGCTTCCGTCTGGGAACTCAATTGCCTTCGGAAGCTCGTCATAAAAAAGCTGCGACATCCTAAACAAGTTGGTTGTCGAATCATCGTCGTGAGCAATCGTCAATGCGTGCGTGTTTGGAAAGTTGACGATGCCGTGAAACATATGGCTTTGCGTCCACGTTGACACACCTTGCTGGCGTGCCTTGAGGACAATCAGTCGAACAGGCTTGTTATGTTTCCACACAAGATCCCTGTATATACGCTCCAACTTCTTTTGCGGTGAATTGTATCTAAGCTGGGTCAAATTGCCTTGTTTATCCTTGATCTTCAGCAGGGTCTGTGAATAGAAGTATGGATCCATCTTAAATTTTCGGTGCATCTTCTCAGCTTCGGTCATGCAATCACCAGCCAACCATATACTCTACTTCACGCTTGCTTCCTAAACATAAATTTACACGGCTCGCCCACCTAAGCCATCATGCCGTGTTGCCCCGCTGGCCGCCCGTCCGAGCCAGGCACCAGCACACCCAAAAATTTAAGCCGCTCCTATATGCCTAGAAACAGCTCCGTTTTCCACATCGGCCAAACACAGCCATGCTTGCCCCTGTTTTTATACGCAAGATCCACTCTATTTCTTCATACACACCCTCTATGTCCTTCAGCGCACTAACCACCTTCACGCCGTCAATCAGCTTGATCTTGTGAACTACAGTTTCGCTGGCGTGTTTGAAAGTATCTTCTTCAACGAATCCATCACGCTTTTTCAGCCGTTGCTTCCTCACATGCGCCGGGCAGTCAAGGTAAACGACAGTCCAGCCGTTTTTCAGCATGGCCTCTGCTTCATTTGGGAAACGAACGTCATCAACAACAATGTTCGTTTCAGGATCCATTATTTCCAAATCGGCAATCGTCCTAAATAAGTGCCTCACCCATACATCTTCATCAATGCTTCTGAACCAATCGGTGCCGATTTTCTGCATCAACTCACGATATCCTGGGTTACCCTTTTTCATGCCAAAGAAAGCTTCTGCAATACGTTTTATTGGTTCCGCCAAAGAAAGTTTGACGAACCCTTCCCTTTCGTTCAAAAGGTTCGCTATCGTCGTTTTACCTGCACCCATCTTGCCTGCAAGACCCACTTTCATCGGTGCAGTCCCCCTTTCTTCTATCATCACACGGCTTCTTTCTTGCGTTCACCACGATTGGAATCGCTCTTTTCCTTCTGGATCTTCTTGGCAAACTCACTTTTCACCCAATCCGGAAGAAACCGATCCAACTGCTTTTTAAATATCAAATACAAATTCAAAGACAACCACCTGGAATTAAACGCATAAAGCGGATTCACGTAGTATTGATACTGCTTAACCTTGCCAACTTCAACAGTGACCTTCGCCACAACCTCATGCTTGATCAGCTTCCGCATGAAACGCTGAGCGTGACGTAAACTTACACCCAAGTAATCAGCAATATACTCCGTGTCACACGGCTTTATCGAATTGTTGTTCCCACGATATGCCAGCATGTTTGTGTCAGCAAAAATCAGCAAAGTCAAATCATAGAACATTCCCTTTTCCGTGAAACTGAAATCTTTCGGTAGCCTAACCTCATCAAACAAACGTGTGCCAGATTTCCTGTTCCAAAACAGATAGCCCTTTTCGTCGTCGAAAGTGGTGTTCACAAATTTGTTTATGACGCCCGTGATCTCACCCGTTTCGATGTCTATATAACGAACGTTTTTGATCCGCTTGCTCAATTCGCAAAACACCCCCCAATCCCAACGACAAAAAAACGACATCCCATGTCGCTAAATCGCCGTTTTGGCGACATCCCATGTCGCCGACACAAAATCTCCGAAACGCCGTCAGAGAAAGCGTTA